ATGACCAAAAAGGGGCTTTCGGTAATATTAGTTTTTTTGATATTTTCATATATTTTTACCGCATTAAGCTATAAATTTATCCCAAGCTCTGACAGCATGAGTGGTATTTTAGAGGCTGCTGACATTGCAAACGGAAACATAACACTAAAAGGATGGTACTTATCTACAGTAACTTTCTATTTTACTGACTTAGTCTGGTTTGCTCTTGCTATAAAGCTTTTTGGTTATTCTGAATGGATAACATACGTTATACCTGGATTAATGGCTGGTAGCCTGTTCGCTTCATGCTATGCACTGGGAACAATTTCTGGCTACAAAAAAGCATGGGCTTTGCTACTGTTCCTTGCTTTCCCTGGTGCTGCTGTCAGTTACATGCTTTCTGTAGCGATAATCCATGTCCCTACATATACTTATATCGTTGTTTCATATATATTAATTGATTTTTATTGTCGCAGAAGAAATAGATTATATTTATTTCTATCATCAATAATCGCATCTTTAACGATATTTAGCGATGATATAACAATATATTTATTTTTTTTGCCAATTGCATTGAGCTGTTTTATAGCCAATGAAAATGCAAAAGATAAATTTGTAATATTTTCGTCTTTGGTTTTTTCGTATTTTTTATTCAAGTTAATCTTACATTTTACTAACTCGGCTGATTTTTTTTATTTGCCAGGGGTTGGTTCGCCTACATTTGTTAGTTATGACAAGTTAACTTTTAACATCTCGCTACTTTTTAAAGGGCTTTTGATATTATTCAACGCTGATTTTTTTAGTAAAATAATCAGTTCACCTGAAGGAATATTCTCTTCTTTAAAATTCACATCATTAGTTATATTTTTTATACTTTTAATTTCTTCGCTTATAAAAATAAGAAAGTTTAGTCTCGTTGACGCCGCGCTATTGATAGCATCTCTTATTATGATTCCTGCATATGCCTTAAGCGATAAACCAGTGGATGAGGGTACAACAAGATATTTAATTCCTGTCATTATTTTTGGTTCAATTTTCTTATGTCGAAATGCGAATGTACCAAAGATATCAAATATAGTTTTATGGTTTTTTTCAATTTCAATTTCTGCTTATTCATTAATATATGTAAATCAGCCTGATTTCTTATTTCGCAATGACAGAACCACATCAAAATATAGGCTTATATCTAATTTTTTGACTCAACACAACTTATCTAATGGATATGCAACATTCTGGAATGCGGCAGCGGTGAGTGTGGAAAAGAAATTCAATATAGCCCCTGTTAACATCGACATAGAAAATAAAAAAGTTTTGCCATCTTTTTGGTTAACAAAAATATCATATTTTAACAATGGAAATAACTTTTTCATTGTTGATAATGACCAACAAAAAAAAGTCATAGAAGAATTATATGGCAAACCAGAATTAACATATATGGTGTGGGATTCCCCCATCCTGGTTTACAGTCATTCTATTAATATTTATGATGGCGATATAGAAGGAAGTGCCAATGTAGTAAAAAGTGACTTCAAGGTTGGGGACAATAATCAAATATGCAATGCTGGCGTACAAGGCATGGTTGCATATGGGCCCTATAAGACTCTTGGTCGTGGGTGGTATTCTTTAAAAATTAATGCACATGGCGATCAGTATGAAGCATTAATTTTTTCTTATATAACAGGAAAAAAAATCAAGATGTCTGAGAATAAATATAAAAATGGTTCTTATATTTTCGAAATAAACGAAGATATGCCATCTGCAGAAATACAGTTATTCGCTCAAAAAGATTCAAATGTATGTTTTGAGTCATACTCACTTCAGCATATAAAATAATAAAGTCATGGAAAAGCGTCAGTAACTAATACAGGCGCTTTTTGTCTATAGAAAACTCATGCTGTTAAGCGGGTTTTGGTTGAAATGTTCCGAAAATCGGAATAGTTATTCCACACCAGCGCTATGAATTAGATGGCGAAGAGCATGCTGTAACCCCTACTATAGTAGCACCTTCAGATTGAACATACATGGTACCAATCTTATATAATTGCCTGGCGTCGAACGCCCCGAGAAGTACCGTACCAGTAGTTGCCGTCGATTATGTCTGGCGAGCGCCGATAACTTTCATGCCGCCTACTGAACAAGATGTTACCACATTAAGAGAGGAGACCAGCGATTACGATATTGCATCTGTTTTCGACACGTAGTCGTTCTCAATAGAAGAGGCGAAAAAACACCAAGCCACTTGATGGCGTTTTTTATTAGAGGCAATAAATGTCGGCTTTGGCAATGAAGGTTTTGAAATGCTAATCGCAGGAAATGTCAGCATCACCAGTGCTACTCTTACTTCTATTGCGTGTGATCTGAAAAAGAATATTAATGGTGACGGCTTTGACACGCCATATGATCCAGCAGGCTTCCGCAGATGTGTCTGGCTTGTTCAGCAGTCTCCAGAATCAGGGATACATCCGAAAAACGTCAAAATGAGTTCCGGAATTCAAAGATGCCCTCAGTAAATCGGACTCCCTCGTTGCGCTGTTAAAGTCTGAAATGGAGACACGCAGGAATGTAGCACCAACAACTCGCTAGAGAATCAAAAAGCTGAGCCAGATGCCCCCGGAATCACACAGCCTCACACTTGATGATGCCTGTGTATTTCTTCAAGTTACCAAACCTATCGCTACTAACTGGATTCACACAGGCTGTCTGTAAACATCATGTAAAGATTCCGCCAAGTCAGTCAATAGGTATGCATAAATTTAACCGAACACGCTAAGCAAATAGGCGTAATATTGAACGATTGTGTCCCAGCTTCCCCACAATGAAAGAGCAGAGAAAATAAAAGAAATGTAATTTGTTGATTTTTAGATGGCGCGCCCTGCAGGATTCGAACCTGCGACCCACGGCTTAGAAGTTCCTAGAACAACCTTTTAAGTCAACAACATACCGCGTCACACCTGCGCTCACACGTCCCATCTTCGAAAAAGATAGAAATTGGTCGAAAGGCATATAAAAGCCTTTACGTCCCATTTTTGTCTCACGTCACCGAGAAATCATAAAACTCACTGGGAATCGATCTGTGTGCAACCGCACAGCGTATCCTGATACACACCTGGAGATAATGAAGTCTTCCATAGTTGGTGGCTAGCCCGACGATAAATCGGGCTATTGGGTAGATTAAGCGATCAGATATGATCCGTTGATTCTCACGGCTTGCGATGCCCCAAGAGATGCATAACCTGTAATCTCAATATAACCAGTTGCTCGCACATACGCCTCAACAGGCACAAGGCTACCACCGCTAGATACCCCCCATGCAGAAATAGGTGTGTCAACAGACGGTCTAAGATTTTCTGCGATAAGCCACGCATTCGCTGCCGTACCATTTGTCAGCGATCCGCTAATGAATACCTGATGAGCATTTGGTGTTGCCTTAAAGTCTGATAGCGCCACCCATCCATTTAAAGCATTCCCGTTAAGCACCGAAGGGAGCGCGCTAAAGTTTCCGTTGTTATTGTAATACGCGATTACATTAGCTGGGTTAAATCCCGTACCACCGAGATACTCAACCCCACCATAGTTGCCATTTGATATCAGTGAGCTATGTGTAAATGTCGATGCAGCAAATGAATAACCCCATCTTGTGCTGCCTGTTACTGAACCCTCGCCCAATGTTATGTATTGAGCCGATCCGTTAATTTTGATGCCCCCTGAAACGCCTGAACACTGGTGAGAACCGATATTCCAGTTAACGCACTGATTACCCACCTCCAGAGAGTAATAGTTTCCATAAACCTGTGACGCATAATAATTTCCTATTGTGACATGGCTGGTATAACCATCCGCCCCGATGGCAGGAATAAACCCCCATGAAGCATTTTGCACTCTAAGGTCACCAATACTGATGTTGTCGATGGAAACCCCGTCGTGAGCATCGTAAATTCCACCGAGAGATACTGACGGCAGCAGTGAACTATCAATCAGACCAATAGTGATACTGTCCATTCTGATATCGCTGCATGGTCCGCCTGAATCAGATTTTAGAATAAAACCGTCACCATACTGTCCATAGACATGGGCGCGACCACCGCGCAAGTTCTTACACTTGATTGTCAGCCCATGGAAACCACCGCAACACTCTACGTAGCCAAGCGTAACGCCTTCAAGTTGTTCAAGCAGAATGCTGTGGGTACCAGGATTGCTTGAAACACCGAGAGAGTTAAGCGTCCTGATGTTGTCAATTCCGATATTTGCTTTCGCACCGACTCCATAGATCTGCACCGCATCTTCATAGGTTGTCGTGCTATACAGCGTAGTTGACACATAATTACCACAGTCAACGCCTAGGTTGAAAAGTTTGAATCCTTTGGCCTGGTTCTTCACTGCACCCTGAATTACCGTCCCGGAACCGCTGACAAATCTGCTCCAGTCCGACGCATATTCCGGCATGCCCATGCCAACAATCATGATGTTTTTCTTGGTATTTCTACCTGACGCCCATAAGCCTGTGATGTTGTAATCTTTTTTACCAAGTAGAAGTGTTGCCCCTTCCGGCGCTGCGTTCCATGCTGCCTTTAAGTCGCCGTTATAGGGTGCGTTATCAACTACAATTACAGATGACGGAAGGTTATAATGCTCAGCCAGTCCACCAACCAATAAGTAGCCATCAGGCTGACTAAGTCTGTACTCAAGCTGATCAGGGTCGTACTTAAGCACGTTTGGGAAGTAAAACTGCTGAGTCCCATATGCGTCATAAACAGCCATAGAATGACCTTGCACAGTTACGAACTTGGCAATCTGTCCGTTATATACAGGGTATCCGGCAGCATTAATGATGATTGGCTGTGCAACAGGAACGTGAGAACCGTCTTCGTTCTCCACATAAACCTGAATCTGGTTTTCAGGATTTACCGGGTCAGTGTCAATTTTTCCGATATAAATTTTTCCTTTAGCTACGGCTTTAAAAGAACGCGCCATAGTGAAGAGTTGCGAAGGCATACTCACTACAATATTAGGGGTAATGTCTGACATTATGCTTTTACCTTGCAGGTTTTGAGATGCTGCAAACTTAACTGGTAATAGCGACGTAAGGCCGAGTAAAGACTTTAAGAGCGTTCTTCTTTTCATGATCCTTCATCAATTTTGATGGTTTGAATAGATCATGCAAAAAAGAGTGCCTGTTATCAACCTGACAGTCATTTAAGTTGCGCATCATTGCGTTAAAGTTTGATATGGTTTGGCTAATAGGAGATTTTATGGACAGAAACTTATTGAACTTTGCATTCCTTATCTTCGGCATCGTAGTTGGTAAACTACTATTCGCTTAAGGATTCTGATTTTACACCCTGAGCGAATGAGTTAACTGCCCGCTCAACATCAGATAACGCTTTCTCGAATGCGGTAGAACCACGTGGCGTGTTAGCCAGGCGAAGCATTGCGTTTCGTGCCGGTTCACTTTCATACATTCTCGCCAGCAATCCATAACCACCACCGACCCCAACTAGCGCTGGGTTAGTTGCAGACCCAATTCCTAAGATGAATGGGATTGTCTGCTGTCCGGTTGGCGTCGTTACACCTGCCTGCCCCGCACGCTTGGTTGACTCAAGATAGTTTTTCAGCCCTTTCAAATATGCAGCATCACGGCCTTTAAAAGCTATACCAGTCTGGTTAGACATCAGATTTACCTGGCGCAGGAATTGATCAGGAGAACCGCCTGATTTCTCCATAGCCTTTCCGATGATGCCGTTACGCATTTGTGCACGGCCAACCTGCCCAACTGACCGGTATAGATTCTGAATCTCAGATTTGTTCTTGCTGAACAGCATGTTGTTGACCACTTCAGGAGTTAAGTCTCCTTTCATGATCACGTTCTTTAGTCGAGTATTCTGGAGTTTGTTAGCTTCGTCAGCGTATATGGCGTTAGCTTGCTTATAACGACGCAGGGTGTCATTACCAAGATTCTGTCCGATAGCGCTGTCGATATCACCTGTCATTGCATTGTAAATACGCTGAATGGCTGCATCAGATCGGTTTGGCAAGACTGTTCTCTCTCCTTTAACATCCTGCCTAAACTGGCTTCTCAATCCGCTTAACTGCTGCAAATCCATTGCCATTGGCCCGTTTGCTCCAGCATTGCGGGTAAGCTCATCGCGATAGGCCTGAAGCTTAGAAATCGTATCGTTATCCGCAACCTTTCCAAGTTTCTGCAAACTGGCTATTTCAGTATCAATCTGCTGAATTGCCTTTGACGGCTGAATGTTTACGCCTGCCATTGCGTTTTGCACTTGTTCCAGCCTATTCCCCGCTGCGCGCTTTATTCCTGACGTTTTTGCTTTCAGACTACCAACCACAATCGACGGATCATACTCACCAAATCGCGATGCAAACTCATCTACCAACTGACTGCGAGCTTCTTGCTGATTAGCTCGCATAGTACTTGTCCCAGCAAATGGGATATTTTCAGCTGTGGTTTGCGCCATGCGGCCGACGCGTGAATTTGGCTGCAAAACGTCAGTGGTGTGCAAAGGAACATCAGCAGCATTAGCGAACTCAATAGCCTGTTGCGCTTCTGGTGCGATCGTCCCGCGAATCCCACGATAAGCAGCGCCAGCGGCACGGCCTAACTGATTGATTGCCCCGCCTAATGCAACACCAGTTCCTAAGTCTGTTGCCAGTGTTTCTGGATTATCACGCTCACTGTTTGCAGCCAATGAACCAACAGCGTTCTCCGCCAGCAAGCGTGATGCACCCTGAGCAACTCGACCGGCAATAGATGGTGCCTGCGTTGCAATTCTCTCTGCCCCAACAGGAGTCAAATATGGCAGTGCTTCAGAGAAGATTTTACCTTCTGTCGTCTGTGGAGTGAGCGCACCTTGTTGCAAGCCAAAGTCCTGCTCAAGTCCTTGTGTCGTGACACGAGGCGCTGGCTGATAAGTTCCGTCACCAATGCCAAGCTTCTGACCAGCCCATGCCCCGGCGCTGGCGACAGCATCAGCCATTGATGCCGGGATATTTGCCAGATTAACGCCAGCCTGTAGTAATCCACGCCCAGTCTCTGCAGCAGCATTGCCAAGGTCAGAAATGAAGCCACCTTGTTGCTGTGGCTGGCTTTCTGGGGGCGTAGATGTGCCCTGCTGTTCCTGCTGTGCAGACTGTCCAGCAAAATACTCATCGATAGCCGATCCAATATCCTCAGTGCTTGTTCCTTCTGGGAATGTGAATGTCTTACCGTTGGCTGTAACTTTCATTATTCCACCGTGAATTGAATGCCGGATTTAGACGTGTAGCTTCCTCCGACTGATTGCTGAGTCGCTGGCTGCTGCCTTGATGATTTCTGCCCACCATTATCAACATTAACGTTGTACTGCTGGTTATAATTGTTGGTGTATTCCTGAATCTCACGAATAGACTGCTGCATAGCCTCCGGGCTTGAGTAGTCAACCTGCGGCATCCCCTGAAAATACATCTTCGCTTCTGCAATGGTGTTGATACCGCTAGCGCCCATATCTCTTGCTGCTGCCACGCCCTGATTCTGCATTCTTCCCTGAATACGTTGTGCGGAGTTATATAACTGGCGTTGCTCTTTGCCTGTGAGTCGGCTGCGAACATCTGCACCAATTGCCGGATTTCCTGCTCCGCCAGTCATTCCAGTCATGAAATCGAGAGCAGAAGCATCTGCATTTGCGATTGCATCAATATCTTTCTTCATTGCGTAGTTCTGTGCGCTTGCCGCAGACGTTGGAGGTGCGGCAATGGCGCTTGCCGGGACACGAACCATATTGCCGTTATCGTCAATACCTTCGTAAAACGCATTCGCCCCTGCGCCGTGAAGTTTTCCACCGACGCTGACTGTTCGCCCGTCTGCAAGCTGAACGACACGATTTCCTTCGCTGCCTGATATCGTTCTGGCGTTTGCTCTTTGCGTTGCCAAATCTTGACCGCGTCGTGCTGTTGCCGCTGACATATCTTGTCCACGCATTGTTATATTCTGCCCGCGAGCCTGAAGCCCCTCACCGGCTTTATTGCTGCGGATTGTTTCAGCAAGGCGACCTCGGTCAATGTCGCGACCTGTCAACTTATCCTGAATATCAAAATACTTTTCTGGTCCTACCGCGTGCATTCCAATAAGGTCTGTTAACTGCGTGAAGCCTTCAGGGCTTTGTTGATATGTCTGCCACGCCTGCTCAGGAGATACGCCAATTTGCTGCAGCGTATTCTGGTGAGTGGCAAGCTCTCGCATCACCGCTTCTGGCCCCTGAGCGGCGGCAATGTTCAATCGTGCAGACATATCGCCCATCGCCTGATTGCGATCAGCATCAACAAACCCCATGCCCTGACGAATTGTTTCAATCTGGTCTGGATTGGTGGCTGCAAGTTGACGCAAGGCGTCGCGATCACCTGCCGCATAAGCCTGACCGAAAGCTTTTTGAAAGTCAGAAAGCCTCATTGCCTGGCCAACTGAGCCAATACCTTGAGCAAGCTGAACGCCAACGTTTGGACGCTGGCTGAAGTCGTAACTGGATAATGATGGTTGTCCGGGCGCGTTCTGGTTTGCCACCTGCATTGATGGCAGTCCGGCGAGTTGAAATGTAGCCACGATAACTCCTTAGAAGAGTGAACCAAGCAATCCGATACCAGCACCGATACCAGCGCCCCATGGCGTGGAAGTACCTAACAAGCTTGCAATACCAGCACCTGCAAGCGCACCACTCGTACCGCCGCTAATGGCACTTCCAAGCGTGGATTGACCAGAACCCTGAGAGCGGATCGCCGCCATCTGTTGCGCAAGATTACCTGCGTTATTTGCATAGTTCTGTCCTGCCGATGCCTGGCCTGCTGCCGCAGACTGACCAACGTTTAACAGGTTGCCATAGTTTTGCATCTGCCCTGACAACCAGTTCTGCCCGAGCGTTGGTGCAATGGATGCAATTTGGTTTGATGTTGCTGTCGAGCCAAGACCACCTGTCGCCTCGGCGGCATTCAGGCTTTGATAGCGAGCCTGATCAGCCAACTGTTTATACTGGTCTGAATTGTAATACTGATTGAGAGCGCTGTTCTGCCCTTCCAGTGTTGATAGTTGCTGAATCTGCTGGAGAGCCGGCAAACCTGCGGCGGCGTAAGGTGCCAACTGTTCCATCACACGATTGAATTGTTGGTTTTGCAGGTCTGCTGCATACTGTGTTGCTTTTGCCGCTTCTTTTGCCCCGCTGCTTGATGAGCCGCCTTTACCGCCTTTTTCAGGATAAGAAGGTTCCTCACCGCGCAGTTTCCTGCCCAGCGTAAATGCATATAACATGTTTATCTCCCGTTATTCAGTAATTCGGTTAACTCTTCTCGGGTGGCGGCGTAAAACGTCACGTCATCTACGCCTTTGAAGTATTTCTTGATGGTTCCCACACGCTTAAGGCCAATCATTGCGCAGTACATCTGACCGTGGCGAAATTTGCGTGCAGCAAATGATGTAACGCACTGAACGGTGGTATTGGTGAGAATGTATCGCCAGAACGCCAGTCCGATTTCCTTACTGAATCCGCGAATCTCAGGCAGGTACATGGCGTGGCAGTCAAAGGTCATCGGCTGAATCTCGTTGTAATACACGATGCCACCGAACTGACCATGTACGTTCACTTCAAAGTAACGACACTCAGGCTTGTAGTCGTATCCGTCACCGTTGTTGCTTCCGGCAATGATGTCGGGGTGGTTGCCAACCATTTCTATCAGGTCGATGTTGCGTGTTGGAGTGAATGTAATCATTAATCAATCAACCCATGTGCACGCAAGGCGTCTTCCAAAGCCTTAGTGCGCCGACGCTCAGTAATTAGAGCATTGGCTATAGCCTGGATTTCAGATTGCGTGTAAGTATCGCTAACGGCGAATGTCAGGTCAGCATCGAATACGCCTTTATTCGCCGTACCTGTTGCCGCGGTCCATCCAGTCTGGCGAGCGCCAACAACTTTTGTACCGTTAACAGAATAACTTCCTGATACGTTAAGGGATGAGGCAAGAGTTTGAGTTCCTGTTCTGCTGAGTGAAACATAATCAACGATTATCTCTGATACTTTACCGTCGATATCCTCAACTTTTATTTTCAGACCATTAACATCATTCTCTGTTTCAAGAAGCTTTACTTTTATTCCTGAAATATCCTCTTCTGTTTTTGCAATTCTTTTTTCGTGCTCATCAAGAATTACATCCTGCTCATCATTTTTAACCTGTGCGTCGTAAGCGCCACTCCCTGCCTCATTTGCCTTGCCTGCAATAGCACCAACGTCAGCTCCCTGCGCGATTACATAGAGCAAATAAGACTGGCTAAAGACGTTACGGGGAAGAATTGAAGCATCAATGCGTGTAGCCTGAACCACGACAGGCTTATTAAGTGACGGGTCTGCCATATGTTACTCCAGACGAATTTGACACCCGGATAGTGTTACTGGTGATTTGGTGATTACCCGCAGTTTGAATCCGATTAATCTACGAATACGCCCTACACGCTTCCATAAAACTCTCTTGTCGTACACAAACGGCTCATTCTGCTCAATCATCTGTTCACGACCGTAATTGATGCCGTCAGTTGTTGCAGACAGGAACAGGCGGTCAGCGTATTGAGCAACACCAGTGGATGATTCAACCTCAAGGTCGAAGCATCTGGCGTTATCTGCTTTGAAAAGGGGCGTAAACAGTAGGTGTTCTTGTTGTTTGTCGTACTGGCTGCTGATGTCGAATTGCAATTGGCCGACCACCGCTTCTGATTTGTCGCCGCACGTTATCTGGTTTCCTTCGTACATGAAGTCGACGCCGCGATATACATCATCGTAAAGCCCGGTTTTCAGCACACACCACTGAGGTCCGTTCTGGCTGGACGATGCGTCGTAAACCAGAACATGGCGAGGGAGATGAATAATCAGAAGCTCATGAGAATCGAAGCGCAAAGTCTCCATCACACCCGTCGCCATTTCTTCAGCGGTATATGAGCGAATAATTTTCTCAATACTGGCGGTCGCAATTGGCGATGCCTGCCCTGAGCCGATGATGTAGACGGAAGGTGCGCCAGTAGCCGGATGACTGATAAAGGCGTATGAATCAGCGAACGGCGTTTTACAGTATGTTCCGGCAATGCCCTTCTGTACCATCAACGATGGCTGTGCGACATACAACGCAGCGCCAGCGGTGGTTGCGCCTGTCAGTGAGAAATACTCTATCGTTGACGAACCAAAGCAGACGATGAAGTCTCTCCATGTTCCGATGCCGATGATGCCGTCAGGCTGCGACTCTGCGCGATATTGTGCGCTGTAGCGGTCAGGATGCGATTCATCTTCGAGGTCAGTGATAAACCATGAATCAGTGCCGTCTTTTGACCACGCATAACGCCCACGTAAGCGCGTAATGTCACGCACTGAACCTAACTCATACTGCGTGAATCCGCTGTCTGCAGGCCAGTTTGAGACGGTTTTAACCGTGCCATCATAGCGATACTCGACCAGTTGGCCATTAACGCCTACCGCCTGTGATGTCCGACCATGTGCCATTGATACGCGACCACTTCCGGCAACATCACCAACTTCGCTTTCTCCTTTGTAGAGCTTGCCACCACAAACACGATAAACAGCATTCTGAGCGGTGTTGTACTCAACTCCACGCGATACGCCGTTCATATCATAACGTTTGGTAATGCCGGGGAATGAGCGGAGATAGCCGCTGCTGTTAAGGATTTCTTTGGGTGTTGCCAGCATATTCACTGGCAGATAGTCGATATAATCGGCGTTCTTGAAGTCTTTACCCATTCCCTTCATCATGGGGAGTTGTTGAATCGGCATTCTGTTCTCCGGGGAAATAATGCCATTCTTTCAGATTGGCGAAACTGTTTCCACTGCCTGTCGGCATGCGTGACGGGTAAGGTGCTCGTTTGGCTCTGGAAATGGCGGTTTGCTTATAGAGAAGCTCTTTTCCGTATTTAGCAGTGGCGATAATTTTGGCAGTAGCCTCAAGCGCATAATCAGGAGCAATGCGGCAGGCCAGATTATGGAATACGGCGCTGACTGCGCTGGAGCGAAGGCCATGGTCGTCACCTTCAGCAGGAGGATTGTCATCATCTGAGAATACATAGCCGGTAATGATGCCTTTCCCGTCCTGATACCACTCCGCCATCATCGCTTCCAGATCATCAACGGCATCCTGCATAGACTGAGGTTCGACATCGGTAAGGGTTGCATCTGATGCCACGCCCAACTTACGAAGCGCAGCCCTGACCAGATCGCCTTTAGTCTTTATCTGCATCGCTTACCGCCTTAGGCTTGCGGCCTTTGCGTGGCTTAACATCATCTGCTTCCACGGGCAGCAGCTTTGATGGATGATCAAGCCAGCCATCTTTGACATATTCCGGAAGTTCGCTGGAGTCGATGACCTTCATCTGAGCCATGACGCCCCATACCATGATGCTTCCACCGGGCTTATAGATTGCTATTTTCATAGCCACTCCATAAAGAAAGGGGCCGCAGCCCCTGTTAGTTACGCAGTCTGACCAGGCAGGCCAACACCTATTGCTTCCGGTCGTGTCGCGTTTACGCCGTACCACAGCGCGATACGGCACAGGCCGGACAGGGTGGAAATATCCCCCTGCGTCGCGAAGATACCGTTAAGGCCGACATCCGGGATGCTGAATGAGGTAGTTTTCATGCCTGCAAACAGTTCGTGGTTGGCCGGAATCGGCTGAGACACAATACGGATGGCGTCATCAGCCCAGAACACGTTGGTGCGAGCATCCTTAACGTTCAGGATGTTCACCGCCATCGCATCAGCCAGCGAGGTGTTAACGTTGGCGTATGCCCGTTGCTCAGGAGAAAGAGAAACATCATCCAGTGCTACAGGCTTCGGCGTGATTTCAACGTGAGTACCATCAACAACGCGAACTACGGAGAAAGTCGCGTCCTGCGCCAGTACGTTCTTAGCCATCTGACCAAGGAACTTCACGCCAGCAAACGAAATTTTGTCGCCGCGTTTTAGGCCGGTAGTTGCAGACAGGGTGACGGTAGCAAAACGGTTATCAACGTTAACTTTGTTGCCATCGTTATCCAGTTGCCATGCGACAGGCTTGAAGGACTGAGCACCGGATACAGTGATACCAGTTGCAGTAGATTTGGTCAGCACAGGAAGTTTCGGAGAGCGCAGGACATCATCGAAGCCTGCAACCTGCCGCTGAATGGTGCCATCTCGGTATGCTTCTTCAGGAATACGCCCAAAGATGTCACGCTTGGTCAGGTCGTAACCCGCTTTTTTGTAGTCCTGAGGGTTGAAGAAGTACGATGTCCCCATGTCGCGGTTAAGTTCGCGGGAGAACATGATTTCTTCTGCGTCGGCCACAAAGTTCCAGGCGTCTGCGGTATTAGTGCCGATGGCATCAGGGGAGGTGATAACCAGCGAACCCATCTCGGCGGCCATGTTTGCGACTTTCAACTCAACGTTGTTCGCCAGCTTGCGAGCGGCAGACTGGATGCGGCGACGATACGCAGTTTCGTCTCGCAAGTCATCAGCACGCAACTGGAAGAAGTCGTTATCCGGCTCTCCCATGTTTACCGCGACGTTAAGTTCCAGTAACCCTGTCGCTTTATCAGTTAAATCCCAGCCCTCCTGAGTGGGTGACTCTTGCTCTACAGGCATCCAGATGGTATTGCTGGAGCGCTGCATAGAAGCAGCAGGCGGGGTGTATTTCTTGGCTTTCTGCGCCATTGGAGTGATTGCGGAGATGGTTTCGATGATTTCATCTACCGCCAGTGTAACAATTTGACCTTCGTTCAAAGCCATTATCGGATTCCTTTAAGTTTTGCCTTTAGCTTGCGGTAGGTTTCCACATCTCCCTTGCTCGCAGCAGCATCCATTTGTTTACGAATGGCATCTTTATTTGCTGCGCTGACATCACCGGTAATCGGCTGGTCAGCAGGGGGAGCGGAAGAGATTTGTTTACCGCGAGGCTTGAGAGTTAAGCGTTCGGATAGTCGAGTGAGTTCAATCAGCGCGGACTGCCCATCCATCGCCAGTAACTGGCGGGCTTTCTCCGGGTTTGCCCCCAGGTGATACATGAGCGCGGCGGACTTTTCCGGGAACAGGCGCATAATGTCGGCCCCAACCGCAGGCGGAACCAGTTGCATAAATGCGTCTTCTTTCTCCTGATAGTCAGGGATGTTGAGCTTTTCCGCCGCGTCATAGTGTTTGCGGGCAGCTTCGACGTATTGCGCTGATTGCTGGGCAAACTCCTGAGTCTTGCGGCCCTGTTCTGCTACGGCATTGCTGCGGGCGTCCTGCGCTTTCATTAGCCATTCGGTATTAGCAGCATTGAAAGCGGCAAGCGCACGGCTGTTGTCGTAGTCATATTTAGCCAGGCCTTCTTCTGACAGATAGGCATTAATATCCGGCTGAGGTGGAAGGTCAGGGTTTACCCGTAAACTCTCCGGCAATTCTCCGCGTTTAACTGCCTCCATCTGCTGCTCAAGCTCGCGCTGTCGTTTGCGCTCGATGCGGCGGCGGGCGAATTCTGCGTTCTTTGCCGGGTCTTGTTTTGGTGCTGTCTCATCGTCCTTCAGGACAATCTCAAAGCCCTCTTCCTGACCTGCATTGTCGTTGGCATTATCGACAACTAAGCTATCAGCAGATGCCGCTGCATGATCGCCGGACAGGGTTAAGTCTTCAGTTGCCTGAATTTCGGTGGTTGGTTCCATGATTAACTCTCTCTTATTGAGGTGTCTCGGCTACACTGCCGGAAGGTTGATTTTGTCTCTGCGATTGCAGGATGTTGGCAATGTCCATTCGCTGCTTGTGCGTCTGTTCATCGCCTTTAAGGAGTAACTCAGCATTTGCGCGAGCGTCTTCGCTGCGGTCCTGCTGGAATGAAGCAACGGTTTTAAGGAACTCTCTAAACTCAGATTGTTTACTGAGGTCCATGTTGTTGAAGATTTCTGCGATTCTGGCAGCGTTAAGCTGGTTCTGCGCTTCGACTTTAGCTGCATCGATTTGCAGGGACAGCGTCTGGTTCTGAGCTTTAGCCAGTTCAGCCTGCCCCTGCAGGAGTACGCCCTGAGCCTGAACCATTGCCGGGTCTTGTTGACCTTGTTTGGCTTGTTGCGCCTCTACTAACCATTGCTGCTCTTCGGGCGTTTCTGGCTTCTTAACGCCCATCTGAATAAGCTGCTTGTTTGCATAGTCACGCATCATCTCAACACCTTTACCATCAAGCAGGGTGAAGTACTGAAGCAACAGCAGTTGATATTCTGGCGTTCCCTGTGGCGTCTTGCCGAGCAACTCAAGAATTTCTGCGCGGTTTTGCTGCTTCATGGACTGGAATGATGGTCCAACATCCGTGTAGCACTCATAGCGCCCCCTGATATCGTTTAGTACCTGCTTTTCTCCAGTAGCAAGGTCAACAATCTCAGCCATTAGCTGAACATCTTTCTCGCTGCCATCCTCAAGGGTAATCGTAACGTTGCGAGGAACATCGTAGATGTCATTAACTATCGACTGGTAAATCTCTCCGTCACGGCGCATGGCGGTAGCCAGATTATCCTGAAACACGTATGTCTCAAGGTCAGCCCTCATATTCAGTTGATTGACGGTATCAAACGCAACCTGTCCGCCATTTACCGCTTCTGTATCAACTCCGAGAGTGGCAACCTCTTTTACTGCGCTGGTTGCTGCTTCCAGCATGTAGGCGTTGGCTTGCGGCACTTCCGGGTTTTCATAATATGCCAGCGGCTGAGTCGGAAGGTCTCCACTATTTTCGTCAGTGCGATTGAGCAGGTAGTATGGGTAATCGTCGTTACCGTCGTACATATGCTCAAAGCCTGCAATCTGCTCAGGCCAGAAGAACGGCTTCTTCTTCGGAGTGCGGGCCACGATGTCGGCGTTGAACGACATAATCATGTTGCGCAGACGCTGGCCGTCTTTTGTCAGGCGGACGACACCCTCATACACTTCTTTATCTTCAACGAAGCCCCACTCTCCGAACACCGGAACAATGGGGATATGCTCGCCAGCAATGAGCTGCTTGTCTTTGAGTACAGCAGTGCAGGTGATAATCGATTTGTATACCCGGCGACGCTTAATCTGGCGCTCTGCAATTTTGATAAATCCACTATCAGCCAGGTCATCGATGACGTCTTTAATATCGCGCTTAAAGTAGCTTACCGGCTCACCCGTAACCGGGTCTTGGTAGATAAACGCCGTCTCTTTCTTCTCGACCACTTCGTAAAACTCAGCGATCTGAATTGTGTCCTGCGTCAGCCATGGAAATACCCAATCGTTGGGGTTCTGGAATGATGGAATATCATCAGCATCGAGGTCGTATTTTTCTGCGAAATCCTCCCAGCCATTCTGGCTCATTGAGTGGATAACTGTGCAGTGACGGGCGTCAGACTTGTCCATCAGTTTGCTGTTACTGTCCCATATAACATGGGAGCAGGCACTATGGATAGGCTCTCGACGGATAACCTGATTGTTGCTCGTTGGACTTTGGTCTTCGTAGTCAGTGACCAGACGCCACGCACCCACGCCTGCTTCAATCTGCTCACGAACGGCTATGTTGACAGCAATTTTCGCTGTATTGTGCCGCATGTCGGTGCGATACATGCCCATCAGCACATCAGCAGCGTCAGGACTTGCTCCATCCTTTGGACGATACAGAACATCAATAGGGTTCTGACGCATCTCAGAAACGAGCTTGCGCACCACAGGACGTACCACATCGAACTGCCCGCGATATTGTAGGGTTGTGTATTGTGATAGCCAGTCATCCCACTGAGATACACGGGAGAAGAAGAGATCATTCTTTGCCTCTCGTCTGGCTTCATCACTGGCTGTCCAGTCCGCATCAAAGCGCGACAGGATACTCTCCAGCCTGTTTTCATTGTCGGCCATTATCGTCCTCTGCGTACTGGTCTAATCGGTGCGGGGATTGCTTTTGATGGTTTGTTTTTGACTACCGGGAATGCAAATGTCAGCGCCAGCGCATCGGCCCTGTTTGGAGAGGGAACGCCACGGCGTTTCATATCGTCTTTCGACTCCAGAACAATCTTACCGTCTAGCTTTACTTTGTATTCAGGGGCGACAATCTCATCAGCGGTCTGCTGGTCATCAATGCTTCCGCCTTCATTCAGCCAGGATTTCATTGCGTTCCACATCTCGCCGCGCTTATTGAGCATTGCCGGGTCTTTCGATTCTCCCGCGAAGCTCACAAGTTGCCACTTTCTGCCCCACGACTTACCAACAGAATGAATACCCGTGCCGTAACCGAAATCAATGAACACCGCGTCAGCTTTGTGTTCATCCTCGATAGCAGCCACTACCTGAGCAAACTTCACATCGTCGTCTGTTTTAGGGTAAGAGCCTAAAAGCCTTGAATAAAGCCCCTGCCGCAGATAGATACATGCCTCATCACTGCCTGAGTATGCCGGGTCAACGCCGATAATCTTTGGAGCGAATCCATATTGACTGTGCTCCAGCTTTCTTGACATACCGGCATCAGCATAGCTTTGGGGAATAAATTGCAGGTCAGACGCAGACGGGAAGAGGCCACGAACGCGTACTTTAAAGAAGTCGCTATCCTCACCGTAATCGTTGCGCCATTCTTCAATAAGCTCTTTGTTCGTCATCTTCGCCAGACGGCTATCAATTTGCTTGCGTCTCCAGCGATGCTTGAATTTACGGAAACATTCGCGGAAACGCCCGGTGTTACGTGTCGGGTTGCCGAACGCGAACCAGAAAGGCTCTCCGTCTGTCAGTCCGCCCTCTGCCACCTCCCAAATCTTGTCAGGCACCGCAGAAGCTTCATCGAAGATGTAGAATGGGCTTGAGTTTGCAGCATGAAGACCAGCAAATGATTCACTGTTTTCCTCGCGGCAGGTCTGGCCGTCACAACGCCATGACTCCATGTGATCTACATGGTAGATGTTCATGTTGCCTTTGCCGTTGTTGTATTCGAACCAGTGCCCGGTGATACAACGCTTCTTCCATTTTCCAAGCTCGCCCCATGTTTTGGTTCGAAGCTGCTCTGAGGTATTAGCTGTTACAACGCCCTTGCAGAACGGGCGGGTGCTCATGATGTAGAGAATTACCCATGCAGTGAGCGCACTTTTCCCGATGCCGTGGCCTGAGCTTGTTGCGCATCGGTATGCTTCTACCGGCTTTACACCATCAAAGTTATTAGTGCGAATCGCCTCACCCCAATCAGTGAGAAATTCTCTCTGCCACTCATCTGGACCGTCGAAGCCATCAAGCTCGCCAACTCCCCACTCAAATGCATACATCACAAATCCGAGTGGGTCATAGAAGAATCGCCCCATATCATCGGCAAGCATTGCCTCAAATTCTGATGACATCACTCACCCCTTGCGCGTTTACGGGCCTCCTGAATGCGCTGAATCAGGCTAACCTCTCCGGTGTGTTCTACTTCCTGTTTGTCACGCCATTTATCTCGCTGCCTGTTCTTAAGCCAGAAAATGGCAGCAGTCGTATCGGGTGGATAATGTTTCACAGTAGGAGTTATGACGATCGAGCCATCGACAGCGCGAATATCATCTTCTAGGTGTTCGTACCCGGTGGCGCGGTGGAATAACTTTGCGGCGACTTCACTGTCCGCAACAGCCTTACCATTTTTTATGGACTCAAGAAAATCAGGATGCGCGTGCTTCCACGCATTGATTGTTTGCTCGCTAACATCAAAGAAAGAAGCCAGTTCCGCATCTGTATGCCCTAACAGACAAAGTTTTCTCGCCTGCTCGGCATACTCTGGTTTGTAAGCCGATGGGCGACCAATTTTCTTATCTTCAGCCGCCATATCATTTCCTTGTTAACTTCCTTGGGTAGTTGCGATAGTCACGTTAGCAGAACCATCGAATGACGTTGAACCTGTGACAGCGCCGGTTAGTGTGATAGTGCGAGCAGTAGATAACTTATCCGCCGTCTCTGCATTCGTTACTGAACCGCTTGCAGAAGTGTACTTAGCTTCAAATGCTGCCTTGCTCATATAGAGCAGCTCTCCGTACTGGCTTCGGAACAGATATCCACCGACCTCCGGCTTGAATACGGCTACTGTTTGCGCTGACATGTACTGGTCAGCATACGGACCGTCGAATTCTGCGTTTGCATTTCCGTCATTAGCGTATTTGATAGCTTTAATCGGAAGAGCAGACACATATACACCGTCAGCATCTTTGTATAGAGGCCATGATGGCGTGAAGTTTGGGTTTGCCATTACTTGGCTCCTTCTTTTTCTGGGTCATGAAAGAACGGCAGGAAGTGACTGAACATTCTGTCAAGCATGTAGCAGTAGGTTTCGTTTGCGTCGCCAGGATAAGTAGTTACACCAACATCTCGGCAGACATAGAATGCGACGTGAGCACACTCATGAACCAGTGTGGCAGCATCTCCATTGAATACCCCAAGCAGGTAAAGGCTCTCGCCTGTTTCGGTATTGCAATATGACTGTGTTGCCCCGCCAGCATCTCATTCCCGCCGCTATCAACTCCAAGATGAATGCAAGCCTGATCCCACTCTTCCTTTGAACGACACAGGTAGACATTGGCGCTATGGAACAATGGCACGAAGAACCGGGGAAGTTTAGGCCACTTCGTCTTTGCCATTCGTTATGTTCCGGCAGTGAACAGGTCTAACGCTTCTTTTGCCTCACGAATAGCCTTTTCTGCGCGAGCTAATGCCGTTCCTTCACCCTGCGCCAAAACCAGTTGGTCTTTGAACAGTTCGAAGTTCAGCTTACTTCCAGCAACGAATGCGATCGCTTTCTCTGCTGCTGCGGTATCGCTTTGAACTAAACGGAGGATATCGAGGTTCATCTGCTGTAATTCTGTCAATGCTGTAATCTCTGCCATTGTGTTGACTCCGGTTGTTGGGATAAGCCATTGTCGAGACCACTCATTGAATGGTCTCTGCAATAACCGATGTCTTTCCATCAGTCCGCCACCACAAAGAATCTTTTTTGCCATAAGGCTGGAGGTTCATCTTTCAGTGGCTGCCAGTGTTATTTCCCCACTTACTGGCTTGGGTTGTTTCGTGGTACTGCCGTAATGTACAAACTGGATTAACCAGCAGAATCACACCATGTCGGGCAAATACATTTGCACTTCATTTGCCGCTCTCTCACGTGCAACATGAAGCAATCTTTTTCGACCACCAATTCCCCACTTAGCCATTTGACTTGCGCACTGGCTTATCGCTTTGGTTTCAGTGTTGATGATGTGGTCAATTTTGTTCAGGCGAGACATGGCACCAACGCCGAGACGGACAATCGTTTTGAAAACTTCATAAACTTCGATTTCAAATTCCGGCTTAATCCATGCTGCATATCTGATTGCCAGTAGTTCAACGCCCCACACACCAGGTTCGGCACCACCTTTAATGATTTTAAGTGGTTGAATTTGTTTCAAAGTGCTTTTTTGCACTTTGACCTCTAGTGCTTTTATGAAGCGTTTTATCTGCGCACTACGCAAAAACTGGCTTGGGCGCTGTTGTTCTGTAGCCTCTCCGTTTGCAACTGCAGCTGCATGGAGATCGTTTAAGTTGTAGCGTCCGTCCTCATCAACACGAACGGACACACCATTGACCATAACTGTTGGGTACTTCATCAGTGATCATCTTTAAGTGATGAACCTTGTCACACAGGATTCCGGCCCACAGAAAGGCACCGATCACCAAACCGGCATCCTCAAGGGTCATCCTGAAAGGTTCTGTGTTCAGAAGTCGCGCGTGTGAAGCGCATTTACTGCGGATACAAAAAAACCCCACGGATGCGAGGCTGTGAGAATTTGCTACGTTTAAATTCCAGAGGAGAGACTGTGCCAGAGGCTCAGGGATGGGCTTCTATATCTCTCCCTCGTTTTCGCATAGTGAATCCCACTTGTCGTTGTGGGCGTTGATTGCCTTCACCGTCCTGGCATCCATCACGTCAGGGTCTGCTCCGTGAGTGATGATTGGTCCGAAAGCTGTGCAGGCTGAATCAACGTTGATGTATTTAATCGTCGGAGTGGTACTTTGATTTCCGCATGCGGTCACGAGCAGCGTTATCAGAAAGAGACTGATTCGTTTGGTCTGCATCTTTGGCAACCTTAATGATTGAGGCTTGCTTATTACTGGCGGCTTGTGATTGCTTAACGGTCTGGTGAGCTGACTCAACATCAGCCTTAGCTTTGGCCTCTGTTGTCCCCTTGCTCCTTCCAGAGAACCATGCAGCCAGAACAGCAACGACAATACCAACGATGCCTAAGATGTATTGCCAGCCTGATGCGATTAGGTTGGTCATTTCCCATCCCTCTTATCCTTTGGTGGCTTCTGTAATGTCATCCTCGACAGGACGCCAACAACCATCAGGACAACGGCACCAATTCGCATCCAGCTTGAGGGGATCTCAGCTTTCCACTCGGGAGGAAGCTCAAACCAGATAGTTGGTAGGGCTCCAAGAGCTACAATCACCTTTGTTGAGTTCCATCTCCACCAGTGACGCCAATCATCAACAAGTCGAAGTTTCATAGCAGCCCCGCATATGCAGCCATCTCACCAGTGCGCATCACCTCAGCATGACGTTTAGCGCGCTCAGGTGTTTGCTTAGCCCACAGGCTTGATAGCATTCCGTTAGCTGCGCCTGCATAGTTTCCTTCTGCGACCATTGCCAGCGTATTCTTGAATCCAGCAAGACCACTTACCCCCATCTGGTAAGCCATGCTTATCAGGATGTCTCGGCGTGCTGGGTTGCAGGATTTCATTGCAGCTACAATGGAGGGGTTGGTGTTCATCTTAATGATGGTGGTTTTGACGAATGATTCAAGCCATGCATCGCCAACATCTCGAGGAACGGTGAAAGTGTAATTGTTTAACGAAGCGCCTTTAGGGCCAATTCTGATACCACAAGCCACTGTCGGATAGCCTTCAGTATCAATGTAGGGTTTCTCACGATAACCCTCTTCGAAGTTAAGCAGGGGGATTATTTGACTCATTGCGCTGGTCTCCATGCTGCATCCGTAGAGCGTTTTCTTCTCTGCGATCTCGTTTTCGTTGGTAATGGAGATTAATGGCGAATGTAAATACTGCCAGAACGAAACCGCCGAGAGCCAGCCATTCATTTAATGACATACTCCCCGCCAGAAAGGTTGCCCCAGATGTGGTGTAAGCAGCGGCAGTGGTTACTTTGTCTGCCATATTTTTCATTCCAACCTCCAGAACATCAGGAGGATTTGTTCAAATTGGGATTAGGTATGATGGTGATCAGAACAAATCCAGGATACATTTGCGGTAACGTGGTTTGTTCGTGACTAAAGGCATGAGCAAATCAGGCAGGAGGCTGTTAGCGCAGTCTCTTGCCGCCCATTTTCACGAATCCCAGTCATAGTTCTGGGTTTTCTTTTGTGTAAAACGCCCTACCCCGTCGCCACGAATGAGCAAGGGTATCTGGATGTGTTCTGGTGATTGGTGATAGGGCGCTTTCAGAAATGTCGTGCAAATAAAAAAGCCGCCGCAGCGACTTAAGATTCACTAACGGCAGCTTATTCGCTTATGATTGCTCATTTGCTCATGGATGTCAACACAATCTATGCAACATGTTTAATTTTATCCACACGTTTACGACTATTGAAGGCATTTAGCATCGGTTGATAAAGCATGAACAGGGATGCCTTGAGTACGTCATCTACTTCTCTCCGACAGGTAATAAGAGATGGCTTGCGCATCCTTTCTCCGCCGCGGCCTGACATTTTGCGGGGACTTGCAGTCTTGTGATAGTAGGATGATATGGCGTACTTAGAGGAACCATGTGCGTAATAGCTAAGCAGAATGCCAAAGGCCTTTGTGTCGATGCGCATAACGGAATCTACGACCTGAGAAATCAACATTCCGTCATCATCATTGCACATTGGCCTTGTCATCACTCTTGATGGTTCTACCCTCTCCATAAACTGCGCTATAACGCTGCTCATGCGTTTTTCGAGTCTTCCTGAATAAACCCATGCCCCCCATAGCTCAAGCCACCCATTAAGCCAGTCATGCTGCTCTTTAGTGAGGTTCAATTCTCGTATACTCATGCAGCATCTCCTCCCGCTGGCTTGTTCAATCCAACCCGGTTCACCAGTTCACGCTCTCGCTCATGCAGATAATCCATCGCCTTCTGGTGTTGCTCCGTCATCTCTCTGACGCTGCGTAATTCAGCCTCGTCACGTTCACGCTGCTGTTTCGCCTGGTTAATGCTGGTTACGGTCATAAATACCTCTCCCGCCCTGATGAATCATTAAAACGCCGTTAACGATGGCGTGATACCTTGCTTCTTTGTCGTACAGATAACGCCTGACTGTGTTGCGGTGGCACGATAAGCGCCGTGCTACTTCTGTCTGGTTTCCGTATGTCTCTATGAGCATGTCTGGAATGGTTTTGACAGTGTGTGTCATGCGGCCTCCCGGATAACCTGCTCATGACTCAGATATTGACCCCAGCAACTGACCAACAATCTCGCTTTCACAGCGGCTTTCTCTTCGTTGCACCACCTGCAGAACCAGTTAACAGCGCCTTCCATTTCTTGCCTAACCTTGCCGGCATTGTCGAAATGCAGCGGATAGACAACATCATCGAAAATTGCCGCAGTGGTCATTGGGTATTGGATTTTGCTCATGCTGCCTCGCTTCTGCTGTCACGCAGGTCTTTAAGCTTCTGCTGATACTCCGCCTTAATCGCTTTGCACTCTTCGGTAGTCCAGCGATGCCGCTTATGGTCAGATTCGATTTCGTCTACTGCTGCAATCCCTATGCGCTCGATGAGCATCACGCGATAAGGAACCAGGTTCCCGCTCTTGTGTTGATTGCACACGACGCATTGCTTATGGATATTGCGTTCATCAAATCGGAGCTGAGGTGCCGCAGCGGTTGTCCGGTAATGCCCGGCATCCCACTGAGCAGACGTGAGCGTTCCGCACGAGATACACGGTAAGTCGCGGTCTCTTTCTCTGATGAAGGCGTTTACGGCTTGTTGGGCTTGTTTAATCCAGTAACTGCGGGGCTTTAAGGCGAGTTTTCGAATCTTAAGTTTATCTTTCTGTTTCTGCTCCTCTCGTCGTCGTTTCTTCTCTGCTACCTTTTCCGCTTTTTCGCGTTCTTTGCTTCGTCGTTCCAGTGCTATCTTTGTTCCACAAATCTCATTACACCAATATTGATTTTGATATTTTGGTATAAACCATTCATTGCAACATTTACATTTCCTTCGATAGATTCGCATAAGTGCTCCTTTCGTTGCCGGAAAAATCACCGTAATACTTATCTCGGGCTTCTTCAGCAACTAGTACCGCTAACTCCAGATCATCAAAGCATCCGAAGTGTTTACTCTTGCCATGGAAACCTAGCCTAACATTCCATTTTTTCTGTCGTTTGTGCCAAGTAACTCCTCTGCAACCTGATTTGCTATTCTTTCGGATCCTTATATTTCTTGAATTTTCTATTGGCAGGCATTCTCTTAAATTTTCTGGCCTATTGTCGGTCCTAATTCCATTAACGTGGTCAATTTGACCAGCAGGCCAACGATTATGAGTTATGTAAAAAACTAAGACGTGAGTTTTATATCTACGCCCATCAATCATGATCATTGAATAACCGTTGGAATCAAAAGTTCCAGCAACACTATTTAATGCTATCCTTCCCTGAGTGGGAACTTTCCATCTAAATACACCGGTAGATTTATCGAAACTTAGTAACTCAAATATCCTTTTAACAGTTAAATCTTCTCTTTTACGGTTACATCGTCTTCGCGCTGGTTTAGCCATCGTCTTCTTCCTCGTACATTGAGCTATTCGGATCGCTCATCAGTTCTGCGCAGCAATCGGAGCACACGTGAACTTCAAGCACATGCAGCTTCTGACCGCAGTTAGCGCACGTTAAAGCCCGCTCGACGCTTTCTTGTTCGTAACTTCGATTTGGGTCAATCACCTTGTTTTCCTCGCACGTTCCCTAAGCCACCGGATATCCCACAGGTGAGCCGTGTAGTTGAAGGTTTTTACGTCAGATTCTTTTGGGATTGGCTTGCGTTTATTTCTGGAGCGTTTCGTTGGAAGGTATTTGCAGTTTTCGCAGATTATGTCGGTGATACTTCGTCGCTGTCTCGCCACACATCCTCCTTTTCCTGTGGTAGTGGTAACACCCCTGTTGGTGTTCTTTCACACCGGAGACACCATCGATTCCAGTAAGGTTGCCCGGGTCGAAAGCGATCGTCTTCCTTTCGCTCTCCACATCGATAACAGTGCTTCATGCGATCACCATTTTGCATGGTTTAATCGCCATGCCGGGAGCCAGTTCAAAATCGGAGTCGCACTGATTGCCCCACATATCCCACCCAGTCACTTTGTCGCGGCTAAATAACTCACAGCGCGGCACGTCTCCAAGCAACTTATCTAACATGTCTCTTACGATCGGTGGTTTTGCACTGTGCTCCATTCTCGGTGCGGTAAAGTGCTGGCATATGGAAGCGTCCATTCTCTCAGGCAACCTCCCTCGAACAGCAAACAAGCAATCCTCGCTATTTGCCCTGGTCATATGCCCCATTCCGATCGAACTGTTGCCTTTGTGCTTATTGGTTTTGTGCCAGGTAAAGCCTTTCATAGTCATCAACCTGAATCCCCACGCCTCAACTACCTTTAGCGCTTCGGCTGGCTGTGTCGGCACCCACCACATCGCTAACAAGCAAGATTCTGGATCCGCTAAATCCCATACTGGCAGTCGGCAAATGTCCTGAACATTCATAACATCGTATTTATGTCCAGCACCGCGGTTGCCATCGTTGGCTTTGTCGCGATATTGCCAAGGCGGATCTGCGTAAATAAGTCGGTATTTGTTCATGCAGCTTTATCTCCCCATCTCGCTTTCCACTCCAGAGCCAGTCGCGCTTCGTCTGACCACTTAACGCCACGCTCTGTACCGAATGCCTGTATAAGCTCTAATAGCTCCGCAAATTCGCTTACACGCATCCTGCTGGTTGACTGGCCTATTACCACAAAGCCATTCCCGGCAAGGTTAGGAACAACGTCCTGCTGCTTTAATGCTGCGGTAAACACACACTTCCAGCTTTCTGCATCCAGCCAGCGACCATGCCATTCAACCTGACGCGAGACGTCACCTAAGCAGGCCCATAGCTTTCTGTTTTGGTCTAAGCTGCGGTTGCGTTCCTGAATGGTTACTACGATTGGTTTGGTTGGGTCTGGAAGGATTTGCTGGATAGCTTGAATGGCGTTCTGCTGATGGATGGGGCTTCTTAGTTCAAACGTTAGTTTCCTCACCATTTACGCTCCTGTAATCGTCAAGTGCAGCTGCAATAGTCCCTATCGGGTCATGGTCTTGCCCGATAATCTCATTTACGTTTTCATCTTCTTCAACATCGAAAAAGAATCGCAGGGCTAACATGATTTCTTCGTATGCGCTCATACTCACTCCTTCACTTTGACTCCAGCAGCGCGGATGGCCTCTACATCTCTTTCGTATTGTGATTCTGTACCTGAGTCATAGCCAATGTGATAATCACCGGGAAGTGAGCCTTTCTTTGGCTTTTGCAGCTCAATTTCAATAGCGTCGCGACTCTTCTTCCACCATACCCACCATCCATTAAGCGGCTGCATAATATGCATGCTGTCAAATGCGTGGTCGTAGCCATCACCTTTTCTGGCTAACTCAATCATGGATGTTGGCAGGTTTAATGACTTACCCGCTTCGTACTCAAACTGCTTTCTTGATTCGTCCATATCACTCTCCATCGATGATTTTTTGGTTTACCAATAATATTTGATAGTCGCCATAATTATCGGTAGCAACGCGCAGACAACTGAAAACCGTAAAACAAAACCTACTCCCAATATGCGATATCCATTATTCCAGAGAACAAAACTCATCATCAGAAGGAATCCATGAAAAATCGCGACAAGAAATAAACTACAAATAAATGCATTTACCATCGGTACTTACCCCTCGCTCTTAATCCAATAAAAAAGGGCTACTGTGTAAATAGCCCCTGTTATTAGCTCAGTGATGTAGATGGTCATCAGAATCCTCCTTTCTTCTTGGACTGCGGTTCCTCGCGTTCACGGCGGCGCATTTCAGCAGACTGTTGGTCTGTGTCATAAATAGCGCCATTTGCCTGAATGCAATACACCGTGCCGGTATTGCCATGACGATTGAGACGAAGGATTAGTTCGGTTTCACCAGGTGGAACACTGTCATCAAAAGCACCTTCACGATGGATCCCCACCCAATAATCGCAATCCTGTTCAATCTGCCCTGTATCACGTGAGTCACTTGGTAATGGGCGTTTATTGGTTCTGCTTTCCAGTGCGCGGTTAAGCTGCGTCAGAAGCACAACAACGCAATCAAGCTCTTTGGCAAGGTTCTTCAGTCCTTTGGTGATCATGCCGTAGGCAAGGTCGTTGCGATCGGCCTTTTCAGCGGTCATTAGTGTCAGGTAATCGACCAGAATCATGCCAACACATCCTTTTTCTCGCTTGATTCGACGGCTTTCGCTGACGATTTGAGCCAGAGATAATCCCGGCGTGTCGTCGATGTAAAGCAGGTCGATTTCACTCAAGCGATTGGCTGTTTCGATCGCCCTGTTGAAGTCACCATCGTAATCACCCTGATAGCCGTCATCAGCGTCATTTGTCGCCGGAAGGTAAAAAATATTCGGGTTAACACCTGACTTCTGCCCTACCAGTTTTTCCAGTATCTGGTCACCTGGCATTTCAAGGCTGAACATCAGAGCGGGCTTTTTCTCATGCACTGCGCAGTTGATTGCCATCTGGCTGTATAGCGTCGTTTTCCCCATCTTAGGGCGAGCGCCAATGACAAACAGAGAGCCTTTCACCAGACCTTTCGGTGACAGCATCCTGTCCAGCGATGGGATCCCTGTGCTCATTCCTCGTTGTTCGCCTGACGGGTCAAATCGCTTCTCAAGGTCACCAACCCAGTCCTCCATGACCTCACCAAATGAGCGAAGGCCGCGACGTGATCCGGTTTTTGCATGGTCTGTCAGTTGCGTGAAAATCGCCTGAATAGCTTCGTACTTCTGCGTTGCAGTCATTCCGTTGCGGGAATAGAGCAATTCCGTCGCTTCAGTCATGCGGTTGATGGCGTAGCGTTCCATTGCGGTTTCGCGAACCTGCATTGCATAGGCAACGATGTTTGCTGCGCTTGGCGTGTTCTTTGCGATATCAGCGATATAAGCAAAACCGCCAACTGACACCGTTAACGATTTACGCTCCAGTTCATCGAAAAGCGTCAGGCCATCTACTGGCTTTTGCTCCCGGTGCATTCTGGTTATTTCTTCGAAAAGGATTTTGTGTGGTCGGCTGTAAAATGAATCAGGCTTCAGCATCGCCAGAACTTTCTGGACGCGCTCACTGCTGTCATCATCCAGAAGCAATCCACCAATCACCGCCTGCTCCGCCTCAATGCTATGTGGCGGAGCGTAAAAATTATCGGTCATCGTGTTCACCCTCACGAACTTTCAGGTAGGTATTATCGTTAAGCAGGAAATCAAATCCCTTTTTGTGCCAGACGGTTCCGCGTTGATGGTTTTGGCGCTCTTCGAACATCCATCGGCAATTTTCGCCTACGTAGCTCAGATAATTTCTCCAGTCCTGCATCGTGAACCCATGCCCGTCAAGTTGGCGTGTTATCACTCCGGCTTTTCGCCAGAAAGTTCGGATCTGGTTTTTACGTTTGTCATTCAGTGCGCGAACCCTGGAAGCTTCAGGAAGTAATTCGTGGTAAGCATCGACAACATCCTGACAACTGAGAGCCGATTTTTTCTTGTCAGGATTTTCGTCTGCTGCGGTACTCTCTAATACGTTAGTATTAGAGATATTATTTATATTATTGTTTATGGACAATCGTTGGACATCAGTTGGACAACATTTGCTGTGAGCCGCGTCATTACTGGTGTTTGCGTTGGACATCCGTTGGACATCCGTTGGACAATTTGGAGCCTGAAAATCATCATATTTCAACACTGTTATCAGGCTGAATTTTCTCCCTTTCGACTCGATACGAATCATTCCATTCCCTTCAAAAGAACGAAGCAAACTTTTTACTTTGTTATCCGGGATGAATGTTTCACTTACCAGTTTTGGCCGTCCGGTAATTAGCTGTCCTCGCTCAACCAACATCTCACCAATGTCGGTATTTACGACTGCCGGAGAGTGATTGGCTTTCAGTATCAGATGCAGGAAAAGATGCACAGCCTGAGAATCCTTGTATAGCTTGCTATCCATGAATTGGCGGTGAATCAAGGCAAACCCCTTACCGCCATTTGTACGCGGCTTCTGGAGCCTTCTGGCCTCTCTGGCTTCGGCTAGATTGGATATGTTACTCATGACCTTTCCTCTTCAGTATTAGCTTCACTTTCTCCAACTCAGCCCGAAATCGACCAGGCTGTTTGAAGCTGGATAAGAACCGATCACGTAGTATGTTTTTGTGTAATTTGTCCTGGTCAGGACTGAGTTGTTTTGGCATAATTACTCCTGTGGATTGATCCAGTCTTTCTACATCAGGCCTCGAAGAATTCGCCGTTCTTCGGGGCTTTTTCTTTTGTCAGCAGATGCGCAACTTTCTTTGCCAGTTCTGCCAACTCCTCATCCTCGACACCCCACTCCAGAACCGCCAATAACATTCCCATCTTCGGGATGAAATCGCCTTTCCATCGTGAAATTTGAGATTCGTTAATGCCTAACGCATCAGCGACTTTCCGCTGACCACGAATAGCTATCCGGTTCAGAATGCTGCTGGTAATTGCGTTGGCTTTCTTGCGAGTGCTTGTGAGTTCCATTACTTAGTATTTCCTGTAGTTAATAGTGAGTTATGCGCATTCGTTGATGCGCCTTGAAATAGGTTTACCGCGTTGTCGGCGGTTCAGATTGGTAAAGAGCGGTACTACTTAGGCAGCATTAAGTTCAGGTGGGAACACATCGTCTAGCTGAACATTCGCGCCAAAACTGTTGAGCGCCTCTACGAGCTGGCGGCACATTCTCAAATCCGGATGGCGTCGCCCTGATTCGTAATGACCAATTGCTCCCTGAGTACACCCAACTTTTTCGGCCAGAACGGCCTGGGATACCTTCATGGTTTCCCGGATTTTCCGAAGATTGCTCATCGGTATATCTCCTCAGGATGGTACGTAACTTAATAATACATTTCGTACTAAATAAAAGCAAGGTAATTAATACAATATGTGTGTTGTCACAGTCAATACATCTCGTAATAATCGGCGCATGAAAACACCGTGGAATGAGCTGGCGAAAGCCAGAATGAAACAAATAGGCCTAACCCAGGATAAACTTGCTGAAGCTCTCGGTAAGACTCAGGGGGCGATAGGTCATTGGCTTAATGGCCGCCGCGAACCAAGTATTGAAGATATTGCAGCGATCATGAAGCAGCTAGGATTGAAGGAGCTAGTATTAAGTTCTGATGGGATGGTTGATTATCCAGACTCCAACCTGAACAATGTTTCAAGTCCTCGTCCACACACAGAAATAAGGAGGTTTCCCCTGATTAGCTGGGTGAGCGCAGGTAACTGGTGTGAGGCTGTTGAACCTTACCAACTCCGAGAAATAGAGGTGTGGCCTGAGACAACTGCACATGCAAGCGAAAGGTCATTCTGGCTAACCGTTCGTGGCGACTCTATGACATCTCCTACAGGATTAAGCATACCGGAAGGAATGCAAATTCTTGTTGATCCGGCTATCGAACCGACTAATGGAAGACTCGTGGTGGCAAAGCTTGAGTCTGAAAACGAGGCAACCTTCAAGAAATATATTGTTGACGCTGGACAGAAATATCTTAAACCGTTAAACCCCAGCTATCACATGATCCCCATAAACGGAAATTGCCGCATTATCGGTGTTGTCATTGAAGCAAAATGGCAAGGCCTCTAACAATTCCCTCCCCTAGCCCGCTTATGCGGGTTTTTTAATACTAAAATCTTTTTTCCATTCAGTTTCATACACATAGTATTTATTTATCAATTTTCAGTACATTTTGTATTGACGATATTAAGTACATTTTGTATTGTTTAGTCATCAGCAGGACGCTGGTAGCCAAACGGAAAGGCAACGCTCTTTAACTTCGATGATGCGCTGACAAAGCGCGAGCAGATACCAAACGAGATGGGTTTGGACTGGCGTGTGGTGGAGCTTAGGCCTCTAGCTGTACCGATCGGGCCGGACTGAGAAGCCACTTGAAATCCGGAAATTGAGACAGGTTCCGGCGCCAGTACCAAAGCCATTTCACATGAGGACAAAATCATGACGGTTATCACCTACGGTAAGTCAACCTTCGCTGGCAATGCTAAAGCTCGCCGTCATGCGCGGCGCAGAAAGCTAGCCATAGAGCGCGACACCATCTGCAATATCATCGATTCAATTTTTGGCTGCGATGCTCCTGATGCTTCTCAGGAAGTTAAAGCCAAAAGAATTGACCGCGTTACCAAAGCCATTTCGCTTGCCGGAACGCGTCAGAAGAAAGTTGAAGTAACAGCGGTTAAGAAGAACCGCATTTACTACCGGGACGTTAACCCGCTCGGGAATAAAATCCATGCCGTTCAGCGCATGAAGCTGAGCAGTAAGCCGCTTATTTGAGGTGAGATATGGAAGAAGAATTTGAAGAATTCGATGAGCATCCACAGGACGTGATGAACCAATACCAGGAATATGCATATGGCTACGACTATTGATACCAACCAATGGTGTAGCCGCTTTGTGAAATGCAAAGGCTGCAAGCTTGATTCTGAATGCATGGTGAAGCCTGAGGAAATGGCTCTTGTTAGGGAAGATGGAAAGATTGTCGATAAATGGGCAATACGAACGACGGCAATGATTGCCAGAGAACTTGGTAAACAGAACAACAAGGCTGCCTAATGGTGGCCTTTATTTTTGGCATAAACAATATGGGGTAAAAATGAAAGTTTTAATGGTTTATGAAAATGTTCCAGAGTCGACTGAAATCTATATTTTTGATGCCAATGAAGATGAAGTTAACGATTTGAAATTGTCTCACGGCAATTACACAAATGCTAATTGTGATGAAAGTATCGAAAAAGCACTATCACGTGTTCTTGTCAGAATTAGTGATCCAGAACATTGTGATGATGATTGGCTTTCTTATTGTGGAGCGGTAAAAACTGATGCAGGAAAATGGAGTAAAAGTAAAGTTGATAACTCAACTCCAATCATTATGAAAGATAGCGATATTGAAATGGTAATAATAACCGGAATGATTATGTAGGCTGCGAATAAGCACTGTGTATTCATTCCAACGAGTGAATACACGGAGCAATGTCGCTCGTAACTAAACAGGAGCCGACTTGTTCTGATTATTGGAAATCTTCTTTGCCCTCCAGTGTGAGGGCATTTTTTTGACGGAGGAAATATGAAATTACGTGTCTGGCATATCCCGCAAGTACCTATGAAGCCGTTCATTGTAGAAGTGGCAAGTGTTGAAGAGGGTGTTCGCCTGATGGACGCACTGGCTGATTATGACGCCTTTCAGTATGACAACAACATCAAGCCTGATTACTGCAATGCTAACGGCCTTGAGATGTGGGATGAGAGCCTTACCGATGAAGATTTATCAGAGATGGGGCTTACTGATCGCTGGGTGGATTGGTACAGCGAATGCCAATGTTACGACGACCCACGTAAATATCTCGAAAGCCTGAAAGAAGAAACATCAGCCGCCTAAGCGCGGCTTTACCGCATACCAATAACGCTTCACTCGAGGCGTTTTCGTTATGCAATCAAACAGAAGGAGCATCCTATGCAACAGTTCGCTATTGCAGGGGCGGCATCGGTTCGCCCTTTCAACCCGATTTTATCGGTACAGCATTCACGAAAAAATATTTTAACCGGAGCAGACTTTAAACAACCAAGAATGAAAAGCTTGCTCGAAAAGCTTTGGGATATTTTGAAACAACAAGGCCGCCCATGAGTTTTACAGATAACTGGTCAGACGAAGAATTCATTCTTCAGATGAAAGAATTAATCGGTAACGAAGGAGATATTCATGTCACTTGCAACCACAGTGAAGGAGAGCAAGTTACAGAGACGCATGTACACGCAGAAAGCTCTCTGGTATCGCCATAATGGCGACCGCGAAGGAATGCGGGTATGCCTTAATTTGTCACGAGTCGAAGTATTAAATCAGCGTTATTTCCTTGGGCCGTGTCCATTCTGAGAACAATCATATGAGCAAAGAATTTTACGCAAGACTGGCAGCTATTCAGGAGAATCTGAACGCGCCAAAGAATCAGTACAACTCATTCGGCAAATATAAATACAGAAGCTGCGAAGACATTCTTGAAGGCGTTAAGCCGCTACTGAATGGCCTGTTTTTATCAATCAGCGATGAAGTTGTGCTGATTGGTGATCGGTATTACGTGAAAGCCACGGCAACTATTACCGATGGCGAAAACAGCCATACGGCAACCGCTCTTGCACGAGAGGAAGAAAGCAAGAAAGGAATGGATTCTGCACAAGTTACGGGAGCTACAAGCTCTTATGCACGCAAGTATTGCCTCAATGGTTTGTTCGGCATTGATGATGCGAAAGATGCAGATACAGACGAGCATAAACATCAGCAGAACGCAGCAGCAAAGCAATCAAAACCATCACCTACATCTGAACAGGTTCTAAAAGCATTCACTGACGCAGCAATGCAGAAAAACACCGTGGAAGATCTTAAACAGGCGTTCGCCAAAGCGTGGAAGATGCTCGAAGGCACACCGGAGCAGCACAAAGCGCAGGACGTTTACAACATCAGACGAGACGAATTAGAAGGAGCGGCTGCTTAATGGCACATTCGATTACTGTAAGACTAAACAAGCCCGCAAGAGAGTTTCAGGCCGGGGAAAATATCGGATTCAACATCCGTGCTGGCGTTCAGTATTACGATCGCCAGACAAAAAAGAAAGAATGGACAAACTACAGCGCCGTTGTATTTGCCAAGCCGGGAGCGCAAGCGGATTACTACCGTAGCGTTCTTGTTGAAGGTGGCATTGTGGAAATTACCGGAGAAAACATCAGGGTTGATGTTTATCAGGGGCAAAATGGTCAATCAATCACTCTTGAATTACTGAATGCAAAGATTGGATTTGCAGCTTCAGGAAATGGCCCGCAGCAGCAAAGTAGTAACCAGCAGAACACTCCTGTATACGACGATTCCATCCCATTCTGATTCAGAAAAATAAGGATTTAATCATGCCAGCGCCTCTGTATGGTGCGGATGACCCGCGCCGCTGTTCCGGCAATTCCGTATCGGAGGTGCTGGATAAATTCAGAAAAAACTACGATCGGATAATGTCGCTACCGCAGGAAACGAAAGAGGAAAAGGAATTTCGCCATTGTATATGGCTTGCAGAGAAAGAAGAGCGCGAGCGAATTTACCAGACATCAATCCGACCATTCCGCAAAGCAACATATACCCACTTCCCTGAATATATCGACCAGCGCCTGCGTAATTACCGCTCACGTTATGGCGCTATCAGTAATGACTGAGGAATTAACAATGAAAACAATGAAGCTAAACATCGACCTCGGCAAATACGTTATTACCGGAACCAAACACGACCTGATTCTTAGCGAAAGAGGAATTATCAAAGAAGGTGAGAATGCAGGGAAAGAAACACTAAGCCGTATCGGTTATTACAGCAAGTTTGAGCATCTGGTTAAAGAGTTATGCAACCGTGAAATCCTGTTATCTCAGGCGCAGACGCTACAGGATATTCAGCAGCACATCGAGACATTAGGTGTGTCACTTAGCATGGCTATTGACCAGTTCGTTGAGAGTAAATCATGAGAGGACTTGCATACAATCCCGGCATTCTTCCGGCAGAAATGATTATTCGCCAACGCGTAAAGCCAATGCCATCGAGAGAGGAATTGCTTAAGAGAAAGAGTTTCGGTTCTGTTAATGACAACAAATATCTGAATGCGATGTGGCGGAGTGGGAAGAAATGAAAGAAGTGAAAATATACACGATTGTCAGTGACCAGTTATCACCACCAATAACAGGAGAATCATTCTGTACTGACATGGTGCGTCATAGTGATTATGCGGAGCTTGAGGATAAATACGCGGCGTTGGCTGCGGATAACGATAAAGCAATGGAGTCACTTAAGCAGGCTGATGCAGTTGTTAAGTTGGCACACGAGAAGTTTTCGGCGCTGGCTTCGGAGAATGCGGCACTGAAAAAATCAGAGGTCGAATTCAACGAATATTGTCGTCGCGAGTGCGAGGACGTTGGCGATACGTGGGTGGACGATTTCACTGAGACCCCAGCCACCGACACTTTTCTGGCTGAGGTGACACAAGAAGCAGTAGAGTCACTCAAGAAGGAGATTGAATGGCTCAAAAAGCAGTTGCTTATGTCTGTCGGTGATATTCGAGACCTTATTGATTACAACCCTGAAAATGGCGTTCTTACAGCGAAAGTTAACTTCAGCGGAAGGCAGGCAGGTTCTGTCATTGGCTCTCAAACTTGGCAGGGATATTACGCATTCTCACTGTTCGGTAAGAAGTGCTTTGCTCACAGACTTGCATGGCTACTGCATTACGGTGAGTGGCCTTCACAACCTATCGATCACATAAACGGAATTAAGACGGACAACAGCATAAGAAATCTGCGCCTTTGTTCTCTATCGCAGAACCAATTCAACAAGCCTACTCAGAAAAACAACACTACAGGTGTGAAGGGTGTGTATTGGAACAAGCGAGATAAACGCTACGTTGCCAGCGTCCAATTTAACGGAAAGAAATACAGCGCGGGACATCACAAGGATATTGATAGCGCTAAAGAGGCTGTAATGAAACTTCGGGAAAAACTGGCTGGAGAATTCACTAACCACGGCGAATTCGAACTCGCCGCCCAACTTCGCAAAGGAGCCTCGCTATGAGCAATACAGCAAAACTTCAACTCGGATTCTCTCCTTTATCAAAAACCATCATGCTCGCAAAAATGCGCGATGTGGAAGGTGGCCGCCTGCGCGTCGGTAATGATCGTGGTCGTGATGTTACCAATGAGGCTGCGCAGCTAGTGTGGCAGCTTGTCATGGCGGAAGGTGGTGAAATCGGCTGGGAGCTTGATGATGGTTCTCGCATGGTGCTGAAAGCTGAGAAGCAGGAGGCAACCAGTGAGCAAAATTGACCATCAGGCACTGCGTGAGGCAGCAGAACGTGCAACTCCAGCAATGGAACGCCTGTTAATGTTGCCTGTTGATGATGATTTGTTAAGTGAACAGGAACTTAAAGATTACGGTGTGGATATTGATGCGCTCAACGCCTTCAAATTTCTGACCGGACCAGAAACCGTGCTGGCGCTGCTGGATGAGAATATTCAACTCCAGCGGGGAAAAGACGCAATAGAGGCCGTAGCGCTGGTGCTGCGTGATGATATGCGACAGGCGCGAGAGCAACTGGCAGCCGCAGAAAAGCGGAACTCCGAACAGCGTGAGTATTACGAGGGCGTTATTGCTGATGGAGGTAAGCGCATAGCAGAACTGGAGAAAGGTCACCAAGAGGCCGCTAAGCAAATCAATTCCTGGCGTCGACTGGCGAAGCAGAATATCGCTGAGCGTGGAAAGGATATTTCTGAGCTGGAGGCTGCCCGTCAGCACATAGCAGAACAAAGCGCGATTGTAGCTGCTGCTGAAAAACTGGTTCGCTGCAAAGGTCGTTATCACAGCGAACTGAATTACCGGGCGCTGGCAAAACTTTTTGGTGTCATTACGCCGGATTTACCACCACTTGTGCATGAAAACGTTCATTACGCAGACGCTGCTGAGGTGGAAATTACAGCATTACGCCAGCCCATAGCAGAACTGGAGGCGAAACTTGAAACTGCTGACAAGTTGCAGGATAGCGCATTCCGTGACGGCCTGAAAGCCGGGTTCAGTTATGGGCAGACAGATGACCAATCCGGGTTCGCGCAGTGCATGTCCGCATATAGCACACGCGCTGGCATTGGCGTGAAGCAGCAGGAAGATAGCGTCGATTCTGATGTAGGAAGGAATCAGCCTGGAATGGTTGTCGCGGTTCATATCTGCGCCGGTGACTTTGTGAAAGTCAAAGGACAAGTGTTTGAGGTCGAGGAAACCGACTTTGACGACCACGACGTTACATTATGGTTTGTGGGTGGCAACGCATTGAAATGTGAAGCTGGTTGTCAGGTTGAGGTGGTATCTGCGCCAGTTGCCTCTGGCATCAAGGTTAAGGGGAGTGAGCATGACCGTAGCACTAAGAGATAAACGTCGTAGCGGGCAACGCATCCCAGGACTCGGAATGTCAAATGGGACATGGTTCGCGGTGCTGGATATTCCAGGCATGGGAAAACTTGTTAACCAGCAACATACCAATGACCCGCTCGATGTGACTCCAGCCAAAGCGAAAAAGATGGCTGACATCGTAGAAGCATGGACACCACCTGAAGGATGGTCCGGTGATATGGCTGAAAAAATGAAGGGCTATATCGTCGAATTTCTTCGCGGTTGCAACGGATTCAGGAGCCACTAACCCATGACCACTATTACCAAAGAACGTATCGAATTATTCATTAAAAGTCCTCTTGAAAACGGGCTTACCCGTGGCGAACAAATGGAGCTGGCGCGTATCGCGCTGGTATCGCTGGACGCTGAGCCTGTAAGCCAGCCTTACAAGTTGCCAGAAGAGAAAGGCGCATCACTACAATTGCGAAATCTCATTCGCAAACGACACGCGGAGTGGTCAGATTCAACGTTCGGTAATGTTGGCCCTGTTGGCCCACTTAAACACCTCTCAAAAGAAGCGTTAGAGGCAGCGGCAGAACCTGGCGACCTCAGTGAGTGGGCTGACATGCAATTCCTGTTATGGGATGCGCAACGCCGCGCCGGTATCAGCGATGGTGAAATCACAGCTGCGATGGAAGAAAAGCTGAAGGTGAATATGGCGCGCCAGTGGCCTGAACCGAAAGACGGCGAGCCGCGGCTACATATCAAAGAGCAGCCGGCGCCGGTAGTGCCAGCGGAAATGCCAAAAGGTCTGGCTGGTCAAATTGTCAGTCTGCTGGCCCACAACATTGGCGATAAATTCCTGGCACAGAAAATATGGTATGCCTGCCGCGCCGCCATGCTTCAGAGAGTCGAAAACGCCGAGTCGCGATGTGGCAACCCTAAGGTATCTCCGGATGGTTGGATTCCGGTAAGCGAAAGGATGCCGGAAGAAAGTGGACGTTACTGGTGCTACGTGGAAGAGCAAAATAGCCTGGGTAAAAGTCACTATCAATGGAACTGCTCATGGAATGGTCAGGCATGGTCAGACAAGGCGCTATCTGGTCGAGTGACTCACTGGATGCCACTGCCAGAACCACCGCAGGAGGAAAAGTAATGCAACCATTTGGGAAATTCTATTCGGTTGATGGTTGTACCTGTTCGTTGTGTCGATCACGAGGCTACAGAAAAGGAAACGGATATGATGCTGAATTGAGAACCTGTAAACATCGAGCTCGTCAGCATAGTAAACGCCTGATTGATAAGGAGTTAATACAGTTCGAAAGCATTCGCGATTATTGATCAAACTGAACCATAGCAGAAGCCGTAAACAATTTGTTTTCAGAGTTAAGTTATTATTTCACCCCTCAAAATTGACCAATATTTGCTTTAATTTATACTGTATGAAAATACAGTATTCATGGTGGATAAAATGGGTGGCAAAGTACCTAACTACCAAATCGTTTATAGAGACGAGACACTCAATTATTTCAAGCCTGGAGGATATGTTTTCTTTCAAAGGCTTAAAGAATATGGCGGCGGTTATTGGTTAGGCAAAATTTACGAGGATGGATTCGAGTTTGTGCTTGAAAGGCCAACCTCATTAAGTGAGGGAATTAAGCATTTACTTGTTTTAAAAAGCGTTGAAGATGGGTATCTGGAATTTGTAGATGATATCGACAACTTCAAACTTCAATGATGCGATAGCTTTTAACATACCTCATGTGAAGATTATATGTTCGCATGTCATTCAGCACGTAGCTATCTTATGCTGAAAGATAAAACAAGCGCTCTTCGGGGTGCTTGTTTGCTTATGGGGAGAGACCACAGATGCTGAAGCGCAGCAGCTCGGCTCCCAGCACCGCAAAAATAACAATCCTCGCACTCGCGGGGATTTATTTTATCGGAGTAACCATGGAATCACACAGTCTCACACTCGATGAGGCCTGTGCATTTCTCAAAATATCCAGACCTACCGCCACCAACTGGATTCGCACAGGCCGACTACAGGCAACACGTAAAGACCCCACCAAACCGAAATCCCCTTACCTCACCACACGACAAGCCTGCATTGCGGCGCTTCAATCTCCGCTGCATACTGTTAAGGTGAGCGCGGGTGATGACATAAAAGAGGAAAGAAAATGTCCATCTTCCGCAGAGGTGAAATATGGTACGCGTCCTACTCGACACCGGGCGGGAAGCGAATTAAGGAAAGCCTTGGGACTTCCGACAAGCGGCTCGCTACTGAGCTACATGACAAGCGCAAGGCTGAATTGTGGCGAGTAGACAGGCTTGGCGATTTTCCTGACGTAACGTTTGATGATGCCTGCATGCGCTGGCTGGAGGAAAAGGCAGAGAAGAAATCACTGAAGGATGACCGCAGTCGTATGGCTTTCTGGCTGGCGCATTTTGAGGGAGTACGGTTAAAGGATGTAACCGAGCAAAAGATTTACTTAGCAGTAAACAAGATGAGCAACCGCAAACAGCTTGAGATATGGAAAATCAAAGCTGCCGCGGCGCAGAAGAATGGAGAACCTGCACCAATCTATTCAGCTAAACCGGTCACAACCTCCACTAAGGCCAAACACCTGGCATTAATGAAGGCTATTCTGCGTGCAGCAGAACGTGACTGGAAATGGCTGGAGAAAGCGCCTGTAATCAAGGTTCCAGCCGTCAGAAACAAACGCGTCAGATGGCTGGAGAAAGAAGAGGCAAAACGCCTGATTGATGAATGCCCTGAACCGTTGAAATCTGTTGTTAAATTTGCGCTGGCAACAGGACTTAGGCGGTCTAACATCATCAATATGGAATGGCAACAGATTGACATGCAACGTCGTGTTGCCTGGGTGAACCCTGAAGACAGCAAGTCAAACCGCGCTATTGGCGTAGCGCTAAATGACACTGCCTGTAAGGTATTGCGTGACCAGATTGGTAAGCATCATAAATGGGTGTTCGTGCATACGAAAGAAGGCATCCGGCCCGATGGCTCAAAGACTCCGACTATCAGAAAGATGCGCGTCGATGACCAGCGAGCATGGAATGCAGCTTGCCGCCGGGCTGGAATTGAGGATTTCCGTTTCCACGATCTGAGGCACACGTGGGCCAGTTGGCTAATTCAGTCCGGAGTGCCGCTTTCTGTTCTGCAGGAAATGGGAGGATGGGAGAGCATCGAGATGGTGCGCCGATATGCTCACCTTGCGCCGAATCATTTAACGGAACACGCGAAGCAAATTGACTCGATTTTCAGTGATGATGTCCCAAATATGTCCCATATGGAAAATAAGGAGGGAATTAAAGAGGCGTAACCAGTTGATATATAATGGCGCGCCCTGCAGGATTCGAACCTGCGACCCACGGCTTAGAAGGCCGTTGCTCTATCCAACTGAGCTAAGGGCGCCTTGTGAAGTGAAGACTTCGTGTAGACGAAACGCGAGAATTATACGGTCAGGCACTCCTGAGTCAATGGCTTTTGTTCTGGTTGCTGACTAAGTGTACGAATATCGTCTTTTCTGGCGCTATGCCAGGTTCCAGGAAATCGCCTGGACACATCTCAGCACGCATAAAGTGGGAATTAAGGCCGCCAGTATTTAGATAATCAATCAGTTTCTTTAATATTTCACCATGATTCACCTGCCGTGTAGGATATTTTTTATGCTGAGTATCGCTATTAAGGAACAAAACAGTCACTTTGAGCATGGGTTGAAAATCATCATGACGCGTCTGGCGAATCAATGGCAACAGAAAATTGACTTTCTGCCGCCAGAAGAGATAGATAATGCCGATATCGCTTTCCTGGCCCTGGATGATGATTGGTTCAGCGCAGGCTGTTACCAGATACCTATGCATACCCAACATCAGCTACGGGTGATTATTTGTAATAAATGCGATAAAGAAAAGCTCATGTTCAGACCATGTCTGTATATGCTGCCGCATATTTATCGGGAAGATGATGTTGAAGAAATTACCCGGAAAATGATATTGATCTTACATAAACGAGCGCTTCGACATAGCGTCCCTTCTGGCATTTGCCACTACTGCACGACTCGTCATTTTTCAGTAACAGAACGTCACCTGTTAAAACTGATCGCCAGCGGTTATCATTTAAGCGAAACGGCCGCTTTACTTTCACTTTCTGAAGAGCAGACAAAGTCACTCCGCCGGAGCATTATGCGCAAATTACATGTTAAAACGGAGCAGCAGTTTTTAAAGTATATTAGAGTTAACCTTCATTTCTTACTCAGTAAGTAA